GCATCTAATTGTTCTTGAGTAACAGGGGTGCCTACACCATCACCTTCTTCAGGGGTTAAACCAGCCTGATCTTGTAAGAAGGCAGGCATAGCTTCCTTACTAGCATCAGCAAGTATTGCCACCTGTGAACTATCTTCTGGGAGTTGTGCTGGAGCCTCAGTTGGTTTTACGACTGTATCACCCTCTTGAACATCTAAGTGCTCAGGGGCTTCTTCAACTGTTTCTGTATCAACGAGGGGTACACGATTAGCTGCCCAATGCGGGTAATTCTTAGCAAAGACTTCCTCTAGTACCTTAGGATCATTACCTCTAGCTAGAGAAGCTTGGAAGGCCTGTTCTATAGCTGCAACCTCTTCAGATATATATTCATTTGATTGCTGGACCTCTTCTTCAGAGGGAGTAATGTTAACGGCACCATCTTCTACATTTTCTTCATACCAATTAGGAAATTGATCTTGGAATTCTATCAGCTGTTCTGCTGTAGCATCCTCAGGCATGTTATCCCAGATGTCTTTAATATCACTTTCGGTAACAAGACTCTCTACGTTACCGGTTGAGTCATCACCAACTACACCAAGTATACCACCGCCATCACCCTCAATAGTAGGAAGGGTAACGGACTTAGTGGCATCAGTTTCAGGGATGGTACCATTACGTTTATTAATTTTAGCTTGACGTTCAGCAGATAGCTGTTTTGTTTCAGTTGTATCAGCATTTTCAGTAGGAGTGGCCTCAGTTGTCTCTTCAGCAGGTTTCTGTGGAGGCCTAGGAACTTTCTGAGCTTCCTCAGTTAGGACCGCATTAGCTTCCTGCCTAGCTATAGGATCTTGAGATGTACTTTGTATTGTTGTAAGAGCAGCATTGTATTCAGTAATGACACTCTTAATATATTCTTTATCTGATGTATTCTCTGACTCAGAGAGTTGACGCTTAGCTCGGTTAAGTGCGATAGATAACTTACTAACCTCACCAGTTTGAATGGGCTCACCAGTAACCGGATTAATCTTAGAGCGTTCTTCCTCTAGTTTAACCGCCTTACGTTCTTGTTCTGTAGCATTCTCAGGGTTCTTAAGACCAAATTCACGCATCTTAGATTCAATCTTACCCATTCTACGTAGGGATGCAGTTTTAGCTTCTAAGTCATCAGCAGCTCCAGTGATGTCACCACCAAGCTTCTCTACTTCTCTAGCATATTTACCAGCACCAGCTCCAAGCTTCTTAGCAACACGCAGCTCCACCATACTCTGAGGCATTGATAACAATGATTCAAGTACAGCATCAGTCATGTCAGCACCTAAGCCTGCCGCAGCACTACCAGCATACTCACCAACACCCTCACCAACAGTCTCTAAACCGAAGCCTGCAATACCTTGTGCAGTTCTACGACCTAGTCCAGATGCTTCACTGAACGCTCGACCACCAGCTAGGACAACTTGTTCCCTAATAGTCTTATTCTGTAGGGCTGTAGCAACGTCTAAGGCATTATTAATGTTAACCCCATTAGACTTAAGGGTTTTAAGGATGGAGGCTTCTACGGCCTTACCAGCGCCTCCTGCTAGGTATTTATTTAAACCAAGTGTAGCTACATCAACAGCAGTGATAAACCCACCCTTAATAGCACCCTGTTTCGCAACTTCACCTAGGTCATCTTCGGTTAGGCTGTCACCCTTCTCAGCAGCACGCTCCTGGGCAATACCACCAGTCTCTAAAGCAGTGTTACCAAGGAACATACCTATGATACCACCACCAAGTGTACCAATAATAGTACCAATACCAGGGGCCAATGTACTCCCTAATAGAGCACCTGCTTTAGCACCTGCATACATAGAGCCTAATGCAACAGCAGAGTTAGGAGCCTGAGCCGCTACCTCTTGAAAAGCACCCGCAGGATTATCAACTGCAGCCCCACCAATGCCCATAACGTTAGTAGCAAGACTGTCCAACCAACCCTCGTCTTCTTCAGTGAACGTATTAGTTTTAATATCTTCACGGAAGTTCTGTTGAGCAATTGACAAATCTGCAGGGCCACGACTCTGTACATCAGCTAATAGTTCCTCTGTATCTCCTTGATAGACATCAGCAGTAGCCCCTAGAGAAGTGGCTGTATCACCAGTCCCCCTAAGGAATGCTCCACCAAAGTCAACCACATCTCCTAAAAAGGATCTGGGATTCCTAGACGGCTCTACTTGAGTTTGTAACACTGCCTCAGGTTCAGCAGATGTAGATCCTAGTACAGGGGATAAAGGTCTACGAAGGAGTTCATCTCCCGTAGATATTAAGTCTGCAAGACGTGGTCGTTTATTTTCCATGCTTTACCTTAATTGTTTAAAGATTGAGCGTATTTGTAGAAAGCAGATAGTTCAGAAGATGATCTACCTCTTAATGCTTTCTGTTGTTGGTCCCTTGGCAGCTCAGCGATCTGTGCAAATGTAGCAGCAGTCTCTTGAGAGATACCTAATGTCCTTAATAATTGTCTACCTTCCTCCCCAGCAGCAGCAATGCTCTCAGCACCCGTGAAGTCCTTAGTTGGATCCCCAGCAGCTACTAATGCCTTGCCTTGACCTAACTGAAGAGTAGTGGCTGATAATACATTCTTAGCCTGTTTATCCTTAGCATTCACTTCTGCAATTTGTGTAGCTAAGTTCTGAGACTCTGAGTCGGTTTTAACTCTCTGTTGAAACTGGTCTCTGGATAATCCTAGTTGTTCAGTGGCTAAGTTCTGTTGGAAAGCAGTATTTGTGTCTGCAGTGGCCTGTCTAGCCTCTGAGATATCAAACTGACGCCCTAACTGAGCATCTCTACGTAGATCAGAGCCTTCACGTTGTACACGATCCAGTTCAGAATCTCTACTAGCTAGATTAGCCCTAGAGAGCTGAACACCACGATCTAATGCACCTTCACTAACTTGGACACCACGAGTAGCATCAGCATTAGCAATCTCTGTATCACGTTTCTCTTGAGCTATATCAGCTGTTGAGGCAATACGTAGACGCTTAGTTTCACTATCTATTAGGCTACTAGAGATGTCCTGAGCTATACCAGCTGCAGCTCTATGACTAATATCATTTCTACGTACGGCTCTATCTAAGTTCTCAAGTTGACCTCTAGCAATATTACCAGGATCGTTACGATGAGCAGCACCTAAGCGAACACCACCAGGTGTACCTACAGCCTTAACCTTCTTACGTTTCTTTTTAGCGTTTACACCTGTACCAGAGCTATCTCCAGTAGTGGTGCCCTGTGATCCAGAGGCAGCTTGATTCCTCTGATTTAGACGAGAAGCAACACGACCGTTTGCATTCTCATTCCCAAGTAAGCTGTCAAATTTAGCCATAGTTTATTTCTCTTGATATGTGTGTTGATCTACAGATGAACCAGAGATTGAAGCTCCGATGTTCATAGCAGATAGACTTGAAGCAGCTAGTTGACTGGACACCGTAGCACCTGCCTTAATAGCTTCTAGTTGTAGTTTAGCAATATTGTCTGCATTAGCTAAGGCAATGTCAGCATTCTTAAGTGCTATCTCTGCTTGAGCCGTTGCCTCTCTAACCTGTAAGTCATATAGTTTGCTCTCTGCATCTACTCTAGCACTCTCAGCACTCACCTTAGCAGTGAAGATAGAAGCCTGACCTCTGTATATGTCTACAGCAGACTCTACTTGCATCTGATTAGCCTTAGCTTGAGATACTAGTCCATCTACTTGAGCACTATATCCTTTAGTATATGCATCTACTTGAGCAATGTCAGCATCCACCTTAGCGGCTTCAGCTCCAATCTCAACAGAGTAGGCCTGTATACGCGAAGTGAATGCTCTAGCTTGTGATTCAAATACTGTAACCTTAGCCAATTCAGCTTTAATCTGTTCAGCATAGATACCGAACTCATCACGCTTAGCACCAACTTGTGCTGTATAAGTATCAACCTCTAGTTTGAAGTTCTCTAGTTTTAGTCCTTCACTACGTACACGAGAGTTAACTGCATCAATCTCAGCTGTATATACATCAACAGCAATCTTAATAGCATTAACCTGTGATACATATAGATCAACAGTAGTCTTATTGACATCATTAATTAAGGACTGCGCTTGAATCTCAGTCTTATAGATTTCAACCTTAGCTAATTCAGCCCTAATTGTAGCTTCAAAGACATCTGCAGCAGCTTTATAGGTCTCTAATTCAATACCAAACTGCTGCACTCTAACCTTATAAAGTTCAATCGCCAACTCAACTGTAGTCTTCTCTGCTTCAAATGCCCTATTCTGCATAGAATCACTGTAGCTTAGTAGTTTACCTTCTAGATCTAGTGAGCTCTGTAGTGCAAACTGGATATTAGATTGCTCTAGATCAGCTTGTTTAAGGGCTATCTCTCTAGATAAGTCAGCATTCTTACTTTGGGTCTCTTGAGCTAGGAAGTTAAGCCCAGCTGTTAATGCACCAGGAGGACTATAGAAGCCTCTAGCTGCCTGTTCTTTAATAAGCTCTTCTTTACTACGTAGGGAGTTCTTATCCTCCCTATTACGAGCCCTATCCCAGATAGATTGCTCTACGATAGGATTAAGACCAGTACCACCATTAAGGATACGATCTAATAGCTCTAGTTGAGTAGCTTCAAGAAGATTATCAGTATAGAAAACCTCAGTCCAATTGAATGTGTTAGAAGGTGGAGCACCAATAGAAGAGACATCTGGAAGTGTTTCCAGGAATTCACCTATATTAACACTTGGAGCTGAGGGGAGGTTTAACTGTTCAAATGTAGGGGTAGCAGGGAGCACTGTAACTGGAGCGTCTGGGTATAGGAAGTCAGTTATAATAGTAGGGGCATCACCTGGGGCTGGAACGTTAAGGGCATCAGGGGCAACCGGTAGATTAAGGACAGGATCTGCTATTAACCAATCAGGAGCAGGGCCTACACTATCAAAATCCTCACCAATGGTAATTGGAACGTAGTCGGGAATAACAACATTAATAGGATTGATTACTGGCTCTGTAGGATCAGGAGGAGCTACGAAGTCTGGGAGTGGGGTGATAATGTCATCAAAGAAACCTGCATCAGCAATAGGGGTCACAGTAGCATTGAATTGCTCTAGTGCCTCTAAGAAGCTGGTGGCTGTATTAAAAGCATCATTAGCATAAGACTGAGCTAAAGCTACGTGATGTGTAACAATCTCAGCTGGTCCATTAAGGACTGTTTGACTAGTACCTAAACTCATCGTTGTTTTCTTCCCCATGTAATTGGGAATAGCTCTATCTCATCTAAATTGAATGTCGAGTTATTCTTAGTTTGTAAATCGAATTGCCAGTATCTCCCCTTAAGCCCTTTACCTATGTCGAATATCTGGGTAGAGAGGTCCTCACTGTCTAGGTCTAATTGGTACTGTGCAGTGTATGCACCATCGATGCTAACACGTAGTATTAATGAAGCATCATTATCAATACCTAGGTACATCTTAGGACACTGTTTAATGTTGGATGATCCAAAGTCTAATGCCGCTGTTTTAACTTTGGATGTTATGTAGGTCCCTTCGTCTGTGTCCCCTTCCATACGATAAAGGCCAGTGCTATTAGCCAGTAGGTAGGATCCATCGAAGTTAGTAGTGGAGTTGAAATCATAGTTATCATAAGTAGTCACCGCGTAAGTCTCAGGATTCATAGTAAAGCCCTGGTAGGTAGTGGAACCATCATCGAAGCTTATTAAGAATACTACATCCTCTTCTATAACAGAGGACAAGTTTGCACTATTAAATAAAACATCTGAAAGTGACAGGTCATCGGTTGATATTACACTTAACCTTACACTATTAATCGGTAAGTCATCCATTGATAGGATGTCTACTAGAGCCTCTGTTGCCTTGAATATCTCTACAGAGGTTAGGCTAACAGATAAACTGTCTAATACTGCCTCTGCATGTAAGGATATGTTAATAGCATCATTAAGTGTGAAGGCAGAGGCTATAAGTATCTTTAAGTTGGCCTGTGAAATTGTTGAATCAGATACATGTACTACTTCGGATAAGATAGCTATTAATTTAAATAGATCTGTGTAGGAGTGGACAAGGGTGATGTTCTCGTTTACAATGGCTATTAAGGTGACCAGTAGCTTATCGTTGACAGTGAATATTTCATCTACTGACATAGAACGTGTAGACATCTGATCAAGGGTGTCCACTACATGCAACACTTCAATGATTGCATTAATGAACTGATCAGTCATCGTCTCATTCACGGTGAAGTTATCTGCCCAGGCGCGTTGATACGAACCAAAGGGTTCTTCATCGAGGACGGATATGTTCAATGATAAGATTTCGTATAAACCGAAACTAGTTCCCCAAGTTGCAGATGCTGACAAGCCATCTGATACTACCTCATTAAGGGCGCCATTACTACCACTAGTGCCGTTTAGGGCTCCACTGTTTATAGGTCCTGAATTTATCATTTATATACCATAATTAGATTAAGCAGATATCTCGGTATCTAGCGTTGTTCCCAGTAATACCAACAACAGAGTCTAGATTAATCCCGAAAGGTCCATAGTAGTTATAGTAACTACTATATGTTAGAGTGGGCCGTAGAGTAGAACTACTATTATCATAATCCACATCGCCATGAGAGGTGAAGATCTCCCCTTCATAGTCTATATGAGGAGTGCCGGAGGGGATAATAGAATAATCCCCTAATACTCCGAAGATATATCCGATGCTGAGTAGAGGGTAGTCTCTATAATACGTAGTTAGGGAGGATGAGTTGCTATCGTCGTTGAGGAACATATCTAGATAATAAGGAGTCCTCCATTGGTCAACATCTGGATAGAATCGGTAGTCTTGGTTTGAGGTAGAAATATTCTCAAAGCCGCCGGACTTAAGTTCCGTCCCTCTAACCTTGTCCGTACAGGCGATTGATCTAGTGTCTGTACTATAAATCAAATAAGAGCTGTAGTCCCTAGTACTATTCTCTGAGACATTGCTTACAGTCTTCTCTAATAAGGCACTATCTGTTCTAAGATCGAGAGCTAGGTACCTGTTAGACGTAAACCCATCTGAACCGGTACGATGCATACCTGTAACATTCATAGGGCCAGAGGTAGTGTTACTTGTCCCTGCAAAGTTATGAGAAACAGCCCCAGAGCTTACAAAAAGATCTATGTTGAGACTCCCTTGTAGAGAGTACCCTTGGTTTCCTGAACTATGCCCCCCTCCGCTGGTATATTGATTATAGATCAAGGTCTCGGAGATTTTAGAGTTAGGGGTGGTATCTGTATAGTAGGTGTCTTGTAGAGAGTCCCTTCCCCAGATAGTGGATGAGCCACCGGAACTCGCTTTGGCTGGCTGGTCTACCTTAACTGTTAATAGCTGATCCTGATCATAGTCGACCATACACACTGTTGACGTGTAGCCCCCAACACTACTAGAACCACTTTCACTTTTATTCTGCTCGGCCTCAGTGGTCTTGAAGTACCTAAGTATCCTACCACTTGGGTAGTATTCCCTAATCTCCTCAAAGTCTGAAGTATAGGTCTTCTCATCCGCTCCGGTGCTATTCCCTATCACCGCCCCTATAGTAGTCCTGCCCATGTAGGAGGCACTCCCTGAAGCTAGATCTATTTCAACATGACCTACTGGGTGTATGGTTGAGTAGTAGCCCTTACCTGCCAACACGGCCATCTTACCGGTTGTGGCACTCCCTGCAACAACTCCATAGAAACGAGGGGAATAATCTAGGGCATCCAGGTCCCCTACAGCACTCTCATGAATCTCAGGTAGGGTATAGGTTAATACTAGTTTCCAACCATCAGGATTAGAGTTGGCGTTGAACATGCCGTCATCAATGTATTCTCTTCTGAGCGTCCGTTTATAGATTAATAGAGTGGACCCCCCATGATAATAACCAGCTGCATATAATTCGCCGTCATATACACATACGCCACACACTGTATCAGGAGAGGAGGTAAGGGCCTTCCCACAAGAATATATAGTGCTCCCATCTACAGTACAGGAGTATCTGGTTGCAGCTGTTACGGCTGTACTGCTCCCAACTACCGGCCTCATAGGCCAAGTTAGGTATGTTAGTCCAGACTTATAGTAGGTAAATAGTCGCCAGTTGCTAATACCCTCATTGCGATTAATAGGGTAGTCAGAGAAATCGTATCCCCTAGTCAAGACTGGATTAGATATTCCCTCCTCATAGGTAAAGAGGTTATCGTGATTATCCCCACCGGGGGTACCTATACCATCTCCAGTAAAAGGCTCTCCCCAGCCTAGAGGTGCTGAATCAGAGATAGGCTTAATAGCAAGCCCATTCATACAAGAGGTGAGGGAAGAGGAGTCATTAGCAGTGATATGAATTAAATCTTGTCCGTGTATACTAGCTAAATGCACAGAAGCATATTCATCTAGTTGTCTTCTCCACGACTGTACTGAGAGTCCATTATTAGTAGACTTCATTATACCGAGGAGGGTGCGAGCCCTAGACACATACTTCTGTGCTAGAGCTACATCTCCCGATAAATGAATACCAGCCTCAGTAAAGACTCTCACTAAGTTTATGCGTCAGCAATAGTTAGTGTGTAGGTTACATTCAATACATCAGTGTCTAATAGAGCACGTACAGCTGTGAACTTAGAAGCAGCAATTAGACTACCAGTAGTACCAGTCATAGTGTTATCAGAAGATAAGAAAGCACCATATACATTAACAGAAGCATTAGCTGTAAAGACAGCAGGAGATGCCGTGTTGGTTAAAGCTTTAGCTACAACACCAACTTCAGACCATGCAGGTCGAGTGGTTTCATCAACTAATGTAGTTACTTCATTAGCCACACCAGCACCAGCAAAGGTTGCCATAACATCTGTAGCTTGTGGTGTATAGTTATTACTATAGATACCGATATAGAAGTTGACCAACTGAGAACCAGCTGATAGAGATGTATCTAGGATGTAGTTCAAACCTTCATCAACTACGATATTAGGTGTGACACCTGAAGCTATAACTTCACCATCACGGATATGTTCATAAGAGAATACACCACCAACCTTAAAGTTACGAGAACCCTCGTCAAACTTAGCTTGTAATGCATCATCAATTTTTACTTGTAATTTACTCATTTTTAATCCTCTAAGGCTATGCCATTTCTAATGATAACCCCAGTGGCAAGGTCGCCTACTGCAGTGTTATCCGATTCTTTCTTTTTGTCTAAGATAGACAGGTACCGATTGATACCATCTTGCTGTACGAATACAGCGGCTCCAGAGTCTGCTTCTGGGAAGGTTACATTCTTCTCTGTCATATTCAGAGCTATCCCATCATTAAACAGGATGTAAATACCCTTGTCTGTAGTTGTTAACCACTTGTAGCCAATAGGTGTGTTCTCGATAAAGATGTAAGCGCCTGGTATTCTAACAGAAGTATTTGGAACAACTTCTACAGGTTCCTTCATCTCCATACGCATTGATTCAGCATCTTTACCTATTAAGTAATAGAGCTTATCAGCTGCTACCCATAGTCCACCCTCTACTGGCATTAGTGCTCTAATAGGTGCTGGAAATACAAAGTAACTCTTATGGTAGTCAAACCAGTTATATGAGAATGGGTCAGAATACCAAAGTATGTTTGAATCGGCCACAAATGCTCTCTGATGGTATATCTTTACAATACTACCCTTAGGTGCCACATGTCTATTAAAAGACGGTAGAGGCATCATAGCGGAGCTTACAGAGGTGATTATAGTAGAGGTTGTACCATTTGGTAAGTCTCTATACAAATATAACACTTCACCATCCGCTGTTGATACATAGATGCGGATATTAACTACTTCTGGATCTGAACTAACTGGTAGATTAGTCAGTGCAATTCCAGCCATGTCACCCACTAAGAGCTGTTGAGCTACACTTGAGCCACTCTCCAAACCATTAGATCTGATATATGTCATAGCTACTTGGTATACACCAGCAGATAATCCACCACCGGTAACCGATAGAGTAGGTTTTGGATTAGGTTCTTCAATGCCCCAAGGTATTACAGAGTTACCATCAATCACTCCATTAGCTGTTTCACCAGTAAAATAGACAAGTCCATCCCTTTCATCAAAAGATAGCTTACTATAGATACCAGACTTAAGTAGAGTAGTGGTAAGATCAGGATTAATACGAACCAGATTATCGTCTTTAACAGCAAATGAGTTTACACCTTCAGACCATAATGAATGGAAGGATCCAGATTCTAGTAAGGAATATCCTAAACGCTTCTGAATACCACCTGTCTTATCTATGTCGATATTCAAGGCTTCTTTCAGATACTTAGGATCAGTCCGTTCTGGACGACTTACATTATTGAGTCCGGAGAACCCGCTTAGAGGTACAGTCTTTTGGTGAGCTGGCATTATAGAACATCTCTATATCTTACAGTGCGGCCCTTAGATCTCTTACGACGAAGTTCTCCATATACAGAAGTGTCAGTAAAATTAGTAGCAAACTTCTGTCTGTAGTACTCAGCTCGGTTTGGATCAAAGGTGTTAGCTTCATCTTTTAGATACGCCATATGAACAGCGTAGTCTAACATATCAATTTGGTATTCCTTTGGTAACTCAATATCATTTGAGTTAGAGCCCCAATCAAGAGCTAAGAGAGGAAGACGGTAATAGATAAGATGTAATGTATCATCGATTACAGGGATAGGGTAAAGAGTAATTTGTTTATCACTCTCATCAATCACGTAAGAATCAGGAGTTGATTGTTTAATTCTCCAGTTTCTAATATTCATTAAGTCTTCATATTCAACAGGGAAGAGCTTCTTACCAACAGAGGCCAATTCGATATTCTTCACTCGAATAATCCTAGGGTCTAATTGGTAAATAGCAGTGCCTGCTGTAACAGCAATATCAAATTCAGTTTCAGACTTCTTGATTAAGAAAGCTGCTCTGCATGCTCTGTTCTGAGCTTCATTGATGTACGTTGTGAGTTCTTCATTAGACCACCTAAGCTGGGCAGCTTCTACATCATCTTCCGCTAAATCTTCCCATGATACACTTGTACCACCGGTGTCATCCAGAATGGATACACGTAAGTGCTTAACTAGTTCTAATAGAGTCATTACTCAGCCTCTTGCTCTTGTTGAAATTTATACCACATTGCATTACGCTTCTGTGTAGAGATACGTTGACCAAGTTTCTTAGAGAGCTTAGTGGCATCTGGGCCTTTCTTACTCATAGCATCTTGATCATTTTCATCTACAATACGTTTAAACTCAGCCATCATAGATTCATCTAGTGAGCTCTTATCAAGTAGTTCATCTACCTGTTTAGGGCTAACAGAGTCTAATACAGCATTCTTTAACATATCTTCTGATACGCAGCCTAGTGCATAGGCATCTTGATGGAAATGGTCTTCTAGCTCTGCATACTCAGGACCTATCCAAGTAACGGCTCCAGATAGCTGTGCTATCCTCACTTCACTACCATCGTTAGTTTTAAATCTTTTCATTCTTATTCCTCGACAAGAAGGAGAAGCCCCCGAAGGGGCTAGTCCAATAGTGTTTAGCCTTCAGAGAAAGCTGCACGACCTTCTACAATATACTCAACGATTACGTTGACTTTACCATCAGTAGCAGCACCTGTGCCACCAGCTAGAGTGATATCAATTGCACCGCCACCAGCACCAACGACAGAACCGTCAACGGTAATGTCATTCTGAGATGTACCAGCATCAACGTCAGTAGCACTTAATGTAGCACCTTGACCTGATACAGCAATAGTTGCACCAGCACCTGCACCAGCTACAGCAGTTACTACGTTCATAGTACCACCTACTAGTGAAGCACCTTCAGGAAGGTCAATGTTACCAACAATGCTATTAGCATCTAGGTCAGCGAAGTTTAAAGTTAGGACAGCAGAGATTACCTCTTGACGACCTGCGTTACGTTTATTAGCCATGATTTTATTTCCTCATCATCAATGGATTAAAAGAGGGGGCCGAAGCCCCCAGGGGTTTAGATTGCGTGGTCAATAGCCATGATACCAAAGTCTTCTACAGTATCACTATAGATTGTGTGGTACTTAGGTTTCAATAAACCAAACATTTTGTCTACGTTTACACCAGGTGAACTTTCGTAGTTGAACCATTTCTCAGCCCATTCAGGAGCACCAAGATCTGCCATACCTAGAGCCTGTGAACCACAGACTAACATACGACTACCGTCGACAGCACCACCACCCCATTTAGTAGTAGCACCTTTAGTATTATACACTAGACGATGTTCATGAAGAACTAGACCATCTACTGTAACAGTACCGCCAGTGAAGAATGGATTGTCCTTAGAACGTTCCAAACCAGTAACTACCGCACGTTGGTAGTCTTGATCTTTCTTCAACTGAGCTAGAGCTTCAGGACGAATAAATGCAACATAGTATTCCTTACCACCAGCCATCAAAGGTTTGATATAGTTGGTTTTAGCAAGTGTACAAATATCAACAATTGCAGAGTAAGTAAGTACGTCAGTAGCAGCTATGGCAACGGTATTACCAGGAAGTAAGCCTGCATAACCTGTAGAACTACCATCTGTATTATCAACACGATAATGACGGTTAGTAGTAGGAGCAGATACGTCAGCAGCAAATGATAATGAAGCAAATGCACCAGATGCACGAGCACTACCATCGTTGTTCTGATCGTAGCCAATACCTGACATTGTCAAGAACGCTAGTTGATCCATACGATTAGCTAACCAGTATGCAAGGCGATCACGAGCATGCTCACGGAAGCTTACAACTGTTTTCTGTTCAGCTAGTTTACCTTTCTGACGAACACCATGAGAAATCAAATCAATAGTGATTGTCTCTGTGTAAGTCATCATTTCTTCTTCGTTGCCTTCACGTTCGTTGTCACCAACGATACCGTCATCAACCAAGTCAGCGAGTAAGTGCATAATGACTTGCTCACCTTTTTCAGTTTTCGTTAACTCTGTAATACGCTGGATAACTGAATTAGTATCAGAACCAGTGAATTTAGTGATAAACGCCATGTCACGAGCGTCTTTCCAGACCTCACGACTCCATACAAGTTTTTGTTCTGCTGTTAGTGCAGCAAAGTTAGTTAATGCCATTTGGCTATTCCTTATAAAATATGATTAGGTATAGACATCTCGGAGTCATCGCCGACTTATATTAACGAGATAAGCTCTCTAATACATGGTTTCAAAAGTAACCAAGAAACTTTAATAAAGACAGGACAGTTTGAGCATCGACCGCGTACTCGCAATCCGTATTAAGCTTGTCCTGTTCATACGAAATAGGGAGAAGGCTTCCCACCTTCATTGTAGCTATGCTTGCTATAAGCACCCTTGTCGGGGATTAATCACCACGGAGAATGGCTAGTTCCTTCTTAGTCAGGCTGTTGAAATCTTTCTCTGAAAGTTTATCAACCCTGAGATCCTCTAGATCCCTAGTGCCCTTTCCTCTACTCTTTCGAGAAGTTGAAGGGGGCTGTTGGTCATTAGCCTTAGCAGCCTTCCTACGTGCATTCTTAGTACGTGTAGTAGACTTCTTCTTACCTAATGTAGGCTTCTCTTCAAAGAGTGGAGCAATATCCTCTACGGCTTGGCCAAGAGCTTTAGTCTTAGTCATACCATCCTTCATATAAGAGGTCATTAATGAGTTAGCCATTTTAACTGCTCGTTCATTATAGTCATCACTCGCATCATCTAAATAGGCTCTAGCAGAGAACGTCTTATTAAGGAAGGTATCAAACTTATCATCCTCAAGAGAAGCCTTAGAAGCTTCACTAGCTTCTACTTTCATAGCAGCCTTGACGTCGTCTATCTGTTTTTGATAGAGTTTATCACGCTCACCATTCATTTCTTTGCGAACAGCACCTGCTTGTTTAGTATCTCCTTCTAAAAGGAAGTTACCATAGCGTTCCTCAGCATCATCAAAATCATAAAGAGGTGTTTCATCTTTAGGTTCTGGTTCAGCATCTGGGGTTTGCCGTTGACCAATTAGAGTTTCAAGTTGCTCTTCTAACCATGCAGCTCTAGCTCGTTCTTCTTCGCGTTGTTGTATTACTTGATTGAGTCGACTACGAGGTACTCGCTGGTTTCCAGTGTCGTCAGGATCTTCCTCGACCTCATCCTCACCTTCTTCAGTATCTTCGGATTCATCTTCTTCATCAGAACCCTCGTCCTCATCATCCTCTGAAACGCTTTCATCTTCTTCAGCGTCCTCATCCTCGTCCTCATCTTCTTGTTCTTGGGGCTCGAGCTCTTCATCTTCATCGTCCGATGATTCATCTTCAACTACCTCTTCTTCAGATTCGTCTTCTATGAAATCACCACGATCTTCTAGTTCTTCATCAGCCATATTGTTACCTTATACGTAGTTTAACGGAGTTCACAGTGATACGCCACTGTGGAGCGAATAGAAGGACTGTTTCCTTCATGTATACTAAGACACTAAAAAACCTAAAAAGTTCCCTCAGGAGGCAATTGAGGCTGTCCTAATGCTATATTTTCATCAATTGGTTGTTCTGGTGCCTGCTCTTCCATTGTATTAGCTGCTGTACCCTCTTCTAACATAACATCCATAAGAGGGGCTATAGAAGGATTTGCAGCAATCATCTGTGCAGCTTCAGCAGCTTTCTTAACACTGTCTACACGTTTATTTAGAGCTTCACCCTCTAGTTTTTCTATCTCTTGTTGTAGCTGTTCTATTTCCATCTGTTGAGCCTGGATTTGTTCTTCGCTAGGATCACCACTAACCTTCTTAGCAATCTCTTGCTTACGGGCCAATGTAGACATACGAATCATCTCATCATCTGGAATCTCAACACCAAACTTCCGCATCTCGATAGCTTGTTGGAACTGAGCATTCTGGAATGTAATCTGAGTAGGTACATCAGCAATTACTACATCGTACTTACCAACTGTTACATCATTCAAGATATCACCAGTCTCTGCTACCTGTTCATTAATAGTTACTTCTTCATTCTCATCTTCTTCAGTATTTTCGTGTGTGATGACAAATGAGCGTTCAGCTGTATAGAACTGTTGAATTAGTTTAAGTAGACGTTCAGCAATCATGTTACGTGTACGGAAGAGATTATCAATAGGAGTTGCTAGTTGAATAGCAGATTGATGCACACGGCTCTGGATAGCAACACCAGATACTTCTGGACCCTTACCACCTTGGAAGGTTTCAGATACACCTGAGATTAACCTGACTAGGTCTACACCAGATGTAACCATGTCTTTTAGACCGGTTGGGATCTGATTGGGTTCAATCTTCTCTGGCTTCTGTCTACCAGCTTTATATTCTAATACCAGGCCAGTTTCACCACCTCTATCCTCTAGGTCTTCTGTTTCCATATTAGTAAGAGTGTTCTCTTCTAATGTCCAACCAGAGTTAGCTGTTGTGTTAATTACATGTAAGATTTGAGAATAAGTCTTATTAAGCATCTCTTGAGTCTTAATAAGGTTATCTACCATACCAACAGTCTTACCTCTACGGAAGTAGGGGAAGAAAGGTACCACTGTGAAGTGATCATAAGGAGACCATTCATCATGTAAGATGGTACTCTTTGTAGATACAGTCCACCGAATACGTTTAACCACTCGAGTGATAATCTCACTACCTTGAGCCTTAGCTGTTTTGGTACGTTCAGCTTTAGTCATACCATCTGGGACTGGATATAAATCCCCTGTCTCAATATCATAAAAGAAGTGACGACTTGTTAGTTTATACCACTGACGCTCTAGGATCTGGACATGGATAATATCTGCAGTGTCTACGTAGAAAGAATTGAATGTACCGGGATCACTAAACTTATTACGTTCTTCTCCCCATTCATCAGCCCCGAAGTCTGCATCACTATTGCCCTCAGTAGCATTCATCACCTGACGCCACTTAGCTGGACCATAGATTATTTTGATATCATCTAATGGGATCCACTTAGTAGTGGTAACATCTTGCCAATCATCCGGATTAGCTGATTTACCGTCTGGATCTGGTATTACATCTAGGGGGTCTAAATCTGTTATCTGTATGTCACCATTGATATTATCATCAAAGTTCATACGAATATCAAAGTAGCCACGCTGTTGTATCATACCATCAGCAAACACTTGACTCTCGATCCACGGGAATCGATTCTGATCAACAATAAACATTGTTAGCTTAGAGAGTACATCTGAGATGTCTTGATCGTCTGAACCCCTAGGCTTATATGCTATATCCATCCTAGATTGAGTCTGATAGCCCAGTACAGTGTTAACTGTAGGAAAGATTACATTCTCTTCTAACCAGGGCTTACCAATAGCCTCCAGGGCCTCCTTGACCTCTAGATCCCACTGTCGACCACCGCCGAGGTAGAAATCTTCATTTCGTTTAGCTTCTCGTTGGTAGTTGATATGCCCACGCGTCATTGCTGTAGTATATCGATCCCATTGTTCACGAGCTAACTGTAAATCTGTAAGTTGTTTCTTCGTAGCCATTATGCGACCATCCACCCTTTAGCACCCATTCCACGACCTCGAAGCGTACCGCGCTTACTTGAAGTTCGTACTCTAGGCATCGTTAGACCAACAGCTAAGTATCTGAAGGCATCTGCTGGATGAGATGACCAATCATGTACTGGCTGATTCTTAAATTCTTGTACATTTGAATCCCACTGTCTGTGGTAGTTCAATAAAGCTTTAATACCTTCTTCACATTTCTCTTGATCGAAGTAGCATCTAGGTATCAGAACACGGGCTGCACTAATCCCGTCCTCTATCCCAAGTTTTGGAAGTATCTCTACATGTTTAGCACCAAACAGGTTCTCTGCAATCTCCATACGACTCTTGCCTGTACCAAACTCGGTATTAGCCATATCATGTGGAAAGTGGTGTGTATTGTATACATATGGTAGAGCTGCTAAATACTTAGCGTACTCCTCAACACCTTGGGAATTGTTCTGGTAGAAGTCAATTACATGGATCTCCTTCCCGATAATTTGTGTAAACCATATAGCTGTAGAATCCCCTACACCAATATCCCACCAAGTGTCGACGGTGGCATCTGCATAGTAAGGAACACCAGAGATCCGTCCGGCCTCTCTTGCTTCCTCCATCAATTTTAAGTAGTAGAATCCCTGCGAGTTAGCTGTGAAATCACAGTAGTACTCTTGCTGGATCATCTCCTCAGAGTAGCCTTCTGCTCTATCTTGGTCGATCCAAGTTTCCGGGACATACCGCTTACCATTCTTATCTAAGCTGTCCTCAACTGTAACGAGATCCGTGAACCAATCATCATTCCCTCGAGCCATCTCATACAAATCATAGAAGTGATTTTTACCAAAGGGGGTGGAGTTGAATACAGCCCAACCTCCATTCAACCGTAAGATAGGACGTACAACATCCCAAGCAGCTGGGTTCTGGAAGGCAAACTCAGAGAATACACATCCTACTGGATTAGATCCCCTCACCTTATCAAACTTGTCTGTACCGATGATTTGAATAATAGAACCATTAACTAGCTCAATTTTCATATCCGTCTTATGTGCTTGCTTAACAAGCTTCTTCGGGATATGATCTAAGAACTTAAATCCATCATTATCAATACCATCCCAGATAACACGTCTACCTTGAGAGAACTCAGGGAAGAAGTAGTAGTAGGTACCAATACGTTCAAAGGCTTTCTTGATGATGATGTTAAATAAGGTTTTGTCTTTACCAGCACGGCGATGCCAAACTGTTATAGCTCTCTTATATCCATTATCTAAGGCACGTAAGAGGTCCTCCTGGTAAGTACGAGGAGTAAACATGAATGGGATTTCTACGGAGTTGGCCATTAGTTATTCTTTAAAAAGTCTTCACGGGCTTTCTTATTAGCTGCAAACTCAGCAGCCTGCTTATTAGCCACTGCCCTATTATTTTTACGTACTAACGCGTCTTGTCTAGGTGTACGTTTCTTAGTTTTCTTTCGAGCAGGTTTAGTCTTAGCTGCAGGAGCTGCTTTAGGTTTAGGGCTACCTACAGCGGCAGATACTGCTGCATCTATATCCCCCAGACGCTTAGCCTGTCGTTTCTTTTGTGTTTCTACTGCTGCTACCATTATCCTCTCCGTTTAAAGTAAGCCTTAATTGTAGACGTATCTACTGGCTTCTGTTTAATTGTATTCTTTCTAAAGATACTCTTTACAGTATCCGGCACTTCTATCTGCTGTACTATAGACGAACACCACTTATATACCTTCTCTACAACTACTACTAGAGCACCAAAGCCTCTAGTTATAAGGTACTTAGAGTTGAACCCTCTTAATATCATACACGAGTTCTTAACTTAGGAGCATTAACATCATCAATGTTAAACCTAGCTACCTCTGTTGTATTATCGTCTTTATAGAAGATCATCTGAGTACCAACAATCTCCCACTTACCACCCTCTATATCTTTAACGAAGGTTAGGTCTGTAATAATGTCATCTATCCTAGTATCGTCATCTAGTAGTGGGTTATCAGGTATAGCGGTTAACTTAGCATCTTGAGTTGGGCTTAATCCCGAACCTGTAGATGTTACGGTGTTACCGAAAGAGTTACTAGGGATAATCTGTACAGAGTTTTGTACTAGTATTCCTGCCCCTACATCGAATATATTGTTGTTTGTACCTTGTAACCTAACTGAATATAATCCATTCTCAAACTCTACTGAGTAGGGATCTCGGATTATAACTTTAGCAAAGTCTGTTGAACCAGCTATTGTATCATTAGATACGTATGTATGAGTAGTCGGAAATACCTGACCTATCTCATTATCCTCTAAGTCTCTCAGGAGAGAATGAAATGCTGTAGTATCGAAGTCATATAGCGTACCGGAGACTGGTGTTAAGTCTGCTTGTGGTATGTAGATTATATTTGTGTTACCGTAGTCTATAGATATAGTCATTAGTTGTCTCGAATCATTAGTATGGTTAGTTCTAGACCAGTACTAACTACTGTACCCGATATACCGGCTGTTTTATATAGCTGCCCTGAAGAGGCTTTTCTAACTCTACCGGTAACTGGTTGATTGCTTGTATATTGTAAGTTAGCTGTAGCTATCCCTGAAGCATTTGTTGTATCGTTTAAAATAACAGTATCTACAGGCAAGTCTCCCCCAGTATCTGCTATTATATAAACTATAGCATCCTCGATAATTGTAAGATCATTGATATCCCTAACCGTCACAGTAACTGGAACTGAATCTATTAATGTAGTTGCACCTCCGTAAGGAGAGCCTATCTTAACTGAATCTAAAACTGTTCCATTTTCTTGTACTAAAGTTAATGTGTCAGCACCTAGATATCTTATCTGCATAGACACTCTATCTTCGAATGTAATATTATCAAGGCTTAACGTAAAGTTTCCATCTGTACAAGCTGCTATCTCTATAGA